ATTCAAATCAAACTAGTGAACCAACATTATTAGGTAGAATTTATAATATGAAATTTTTAACTACAGGAATTTACCCAAGCAGTATTGTAAGTGTAGATGTTGATGAAAATGGATTTACAGATACATCAGGTACATCTACAGATCACTTGGTATTTGCAGTCTATAGTAATTATGAACCAACTACAACAATTACTGGCGATTGGAAAAATTATGAAGATAACAACGCTATCGAGCGTATTAAGAGCAGCCAAAGTGTTGCTATAGGATTTCCAAAGTAATGGCAAGTAGAGAGATTACATCTAACACAACTTTGCTTAGTTCTGATAATGGATTAGAACTGAGAGCAAATGCTATAGGTGATGTAACTATTACTATTCCAACAAGTGTTTTTAGTGTTGGCGATTATTTTCTTGCTAGATCAATAAGCGCCGGAGACATTACAATTACAGGTGATACTGGAGTAACAGTTAACACGGTTTCTGCAGGAAGCATCTCCTCAACGTTAACATATCAATTACTTCGTGCAGAACTAACTGGTACTGATACATGGACAGTAACGGGTAACGTTACAGATACAGTAATCTCAGAACAAAATACAGTAGTCGATACAGGTATAACAGATTTAACATCGCCTTTTGTTAGATCAACAGAAGTAGATTACGGAGAAGCTTTTACTGCGTCTACGCACAGTGATTATGAACGTAGTACATTATCATCCCCAACAGTTGCTCCTTTGGTATTAGACGGGTATAACTTTGGTGCAACAAGTACCGTAGAATTAAATAATAATTATACAAGCACTGCAATTACTGAAATAGCAAATTTTAGCTTTGACTATGGCGATGTAGCACTAGTAGTAAATCAAAGTTCTACAGGCGGAGTTGTAACTCTACAACCGGCCGGTATTGAACCTAGATTAACACCGATAATAGTATTAGGATAAACAATGACAGTAACAACAACTACACTAGGATCTAATTCAGCAGAAATTACTGTGTATGACGAAATTCGATATGCATCAGTTTTGTCTGCAATTGATACTTTTATTACTGCACATGGCTGGACTGAAAAAGCAGGCGTAGGCAACGACCTTGAAAAAGTTTATACCTCTGCAAATGCAGTAGGCGGCGGCACTAAAGAAATAAAGATTAATGCAATTGACCTTACTATTCAACACGCTGATAGTTTTACTGGCACAAATACAGTTGTAGCAACCAACGAAGCGTTTCGCTGGATGCATAACGGACATTTAAAATATCCAGAAAATTTATTCACAAGTGATTCTGGATCTGCATCCTTTATTGGTGAATTTACTACAGGAGGTCTAACCCCATCCTCAAGAGTTACAGATAATTCTACAACAGCTGCCTTATCGACATATAATGGAGATAGCTACACATTTACTATCACAGCAGGTTTGGGCGAAACATTATATCCAGGTCAATTTATTAGACTACAATCTAAAAATAATGCCGGAGAATATATTGATGCACAAGTAAAAAGCCATAATAACGTAACCGGACAAGTAGATATAAAAAGATATCATGGTGCAGGAACAACTAGTGAAACTGAATGGTATTTACTAACACACTCAATGAATTACAATGACACAGTAAGTCCTGCATATGTTTATATTAGTGCTAGTTCAAAACACTGTGTTATTCAATGCAAAAATACCAACGGAATGTGGCATGACTTTGTTTCAGTATGTGAAACAGAAAACCCGTTATCACTTAGCGATGCAAGTATTCTAACAACCGGGTATATGCTAGGCAATAGTGGTTTTGTAAAATCTATAACCTCTGCTGATACTGGCCACACTAGTAGGAGTTATTATGAAAGTGATTTTCCAGATCTACCAGAAATAAATGATCATGAAGGACATTTTAAAATATGGACTGGACCATTTTCACAGCCATCTACTAGAAAAAACAGAACTGGTGTTGATGCAACTAGATTTACTAAAATAGCAACACCTCTTGGTGTTGCAGATGGATGTCTAGGAGCAATACCAAACACAATTGTAGCTAGATACCATAGCGAGTATGACAATTACATCAGTACTGGTAGTCGCTTTAGATCACTTCAGGTTATAAAAGTGTTTTTTAAAGGAATGGGAGACGTAATACCAGATATCTATGAAACTAACAGCTCGAAGCACTATGCTTTCTCGGGTAGTGCATCTAGTGATTATTCGGATACTACTACAATGAGTATATTAGATAGTGATAACTTTATGTTAGATAACTGGCCTGGTATGTTTTTAGGTACAAACGTTAGAAACGGGGAACCCTTGATTGCAGATTCTTCTACTGCGCAGACTATTTATTTAGATCAACCGTATGAATACAATACAGCTAGTGAGGATTTTTCATGGTCAACTCAAGAACCGTCGCTACTAGGTAGAATATATAATATTAAATTTGTAACAACTGGCTTATCGCCTATGAATGTATTATCTATCAAAGTAGATGCTAGTGGGTTTGCTGAAGATACTGGATCATCGATTGATCACATAGTTTTTAGTTATCAACAAAAATATGATCACGAAGATGTTCCGAGCGACAGAATTCTTGACAGAAGTGCTTTTCAAGAAAATGAAATACTTAGATCACAAAGCGCAGCAGTAGCATTTCCAAAGTAAGGACAAACAATGACAGTAACAACAAATAGTTTAGGATCTAACTCAGCAGAAATTATAGTTAGCCAAGAAACTGGATTATACACAAATGTAATGACAGCAATTGATACATTTGTTACTGCTCACGGCTGGACAGCAAAAACTGCTGTAGGCAATACAATGGAAAAAGTATATCAGAGTGCTAATGCAGTAGGTGGTGGCACTAAAGAAATAAAGATTAATGCACTTGATTTACATATTCAATTAGCAGAAAGTTTTAGCGGCACAACTACTGTTACGTCAACTAATCCTTTATTTCCGCATAGACGACTCGATCATATAACGGCTGCTGATTACCTATATGCAACAGCGACTGCTACTAATGGGTTTGGCATCAGCAGCGGATATTGGATAAACCAGAGTACTAATGAGACAATAACTATTGCTGCTGCACAATCATTTACCCTATACGAGCATCAACTTATTAGACTAATTCACACAACTGACGACGAGTATTGGTTCGAAGGTAGAGTAGTATCTCACAACAATACCACAGGTGAGATAGTGTTTAGTCTAACTGATTCTAATCGTCAAGGCATCTATACAGATACTAGTGCCGATGTATGGAATCTTTGTATTGACAGATTAAATTATGTTGATGATACAAGTCCTGCACATATTTTTATATCAGCTACAAGTAAACACATTGCTATACAATGTAGAAATACAAACAATTCGTGGCACGATTTTACTGCAATCTGCGAAACAGAAAATCCATTATCATTAAGTGATAGCGCAATTTTAACAACTGGATATATGTTAGGCAACAGTGGTTATGTTAAATCACAGTGGCAAGAATTTGATTATGGCATCAATAATACCACATATACACTTGATGAATTTGACGCTCCGACTTCCACTGAAACCAACAGCATTGGATATGGTGGAAAGATGCACAAACTTACAGGACCATTTCAGTCTGTAACATCAATTGACATCAGTGGCGTAAACAGTGCAAGATCAACATCAATTGTGACAGATATTGGCACAGCTGGATATATAGGTGCAGTATATAGACATTCGCTATGGGGTGTTAATTTCCCAGGAACTGATACATCTCCTGAAATAAATGAACAGAGACTAAATTTTTCATTAGAAAAAATTATATATTTTAAAGGTATGGGAGACATTATCCCTGCGGATCTAGAAGCATCGTCGAGTAAGCACTGGGCACTAAGTGGTTACGCAAATTTAAATACAATTGAAGATGCCGGCGGTAGTATTGAATTAAAGGTTACTACAAATGAAACTGACCTTCTTGATATATCAAATTCACTTAGCGGTGATCAAGCTATATATAGATCATCGAACATGAATTATGATAATTTTAATGGCAATCATGTGTACGATGACTCAGTTAATTCTACAAATAATTATAGAAATTTAACCAGCACTAGAGCAAAAACTCCTACTATGATGGGTAGAATTTATAACTTAAAATTTATGACTACAGGAATACCGGCTAGTAGTGTAATCGGAGTAAAAATTGATGCTAATGGATTTCCTGACGCAAACGGTACTGACACAGATCATTTAATATTCTCGGCAGGGTACGTTGAATATTCGTCAAATGTTAACTCCAACGGAACAGCGTTTACTGACGCTTCGTTAAATTGGTACGATGACGAAGATACTGACAAAGAAGCAAAAATTGAAAAAAGTAAAAGAGTAGCAATAGGATTTCCTTTGTAATGTCTAGTAGAGAGATCACAGCAAATACAACACTTGTTGTTTCGGATGCAGAACTAGAATTACGATTAAATAGTTCTGCTGCAAGAACAATTACTATACCAAGTGGAATCTTTGCTGATGGTGATCGAATATATGCAAGAAGAATTAGTTCTGGTAATGTAACATTCGAAGGTGATACCGGCGTCACTGTAAACGGAGTATCCGGTGGTAGTGTAACGACATCTAAATTTTATCAACTATTATATGCAGAACAAACAGCCGCAGATACATGGACAGTATCTGGAGACGAAGTTACATCTGTTGAAGTTGATAGTGCAGAAAACTATGATCAAGGATCTACGGTATTAGATCCAGATTATGCAGTAGATTACGGAGATTTAAGTATCTCAGTTAAATCTGGTAAGATTACATTACCAGATTATGTACCACCAACAACTAATCCTAGAGTTACACAAGTAATTATCATTGGTTAAATAAATCAGCTATTTCAAAAATTGTTTCTAATTTAGTTCTATTTGTTTTAGAATTTAGAGTATTACGTAAACCTTGATGTAACGGCTTTGGCCAGTTATTGTAACCAACCCATGCATATCCGTCGTGTTCGTTATTTAATTGTGGAATAAATTCTTTGTTAATTAAACACAAATATGTGTGGAATTGAAATTTCTCATCTGATGATATAAAAGTTTCTAAAGGAATAGTTTTTATAATTTCAGGTAATGCACCTACTTCTTCGATAATTTCTCTTTGTAAGCCTTCCCATGGTGTTTCTTTATTTTCGTTAGTACCTCCTACAATACCCCATTGGTTATTGCGTTTACCATTTTTTCTATAAAGCAGTAAAAATCGTTTTGTGTTTAACGTATAAAAAAGAGCACCACTACAAATTATCTCGGACATAAAAGTAATTAGTCTTCGAGCTGTATTCTCCAAGTGCCTACTGGATATTCACCGTCGATGCTTAGTAACCAATTATTATCACTATATCTATACTGCACATTTGTATTTAAATTTGTAGTATATGTAGTCGCAGTTGCTTCACTTGCGTCAAACACAATATGCCATTTAGCACCATCCCATTCAACGATGTCATTTGCACTTGCTACAAAGTTTGTATTATCAGTGTTACGCCAAGCAGCAGGACCTTCAGCTGAGTCAGCATTTCCAACATCATCTAACAGCAATAAACGTGTGCCTGCATTTTTAATTGTAGTAGGATTAAAAGTTAACGGGTCAATAATGTAATCTATACTTGTTCTGTCACCAGTAGGACCTGTAATAATTGTATCTTGCGGGAAACTATCCATGTCCCAATTAATTGATATCATACTATCATCTAGTGGATTTAAACTAAATGTACCAGTAACAATCGATGATGAGTTTTTGTTATTAACAAATACTTTGCTTAGGCCAGCTTGGAACACACCAGGAGATGACTCAATAATATCTCTCCAACTTATGCCACCTACAACTCCACGTCTAATAATTTTAGCAGATGCGCCTTCAACATATACAGGATAGTTTAGATAGTTAACGTTTGCCATTTGATCTGTTGATTCTGTTACAGCCTTACGTCCGTGTTCATTTTCTGTAACACCGGCAGTAATACTATCATCGTATGCATTAGTTTGTGGACGGGTAATACCTTCTTCGATATTGCCTGATTCTTCGTCAAATAAACTAGTAATAATATTTTGTATTACACCTAAGCGTTTTACTTTAGTAGGAGGTGAGATATAAATTGGAATTTTAAACCCTAAAGTTGCAATATCAACTTCTGATTCTAAACCCATTGGTACAGTTCTATTTGTCCAATTAATGTTTTCTAATTCAAGTGTAGTAATACTTGTCCAGTCTACAAAGTTATCTGTTGTTTGCAATTCAAGAGTAGGATTAAACCAAACACCGACTTGCTCAATAATTTGTAATTTTTGATCTGTATTTGATGTCCATACATCTACATTTGCTCTTAGCATATACGGAGCAGGCATAAGACGTTCTACTGTGTAATTTTTACCTTGTGTATTAAGATAGCTACCAGTATCAGTATCATACTCACGTTCTTTTAAATTTAGTTTATCAATAAACGTAGCATCTTGTGTGCGATCTCTATCTTGTTCTAAACCAGTAATGTACACACTCATTCTAGGCGCACTTGGTAATTTATTCTCTGAATTATCTTTGATAAGATGCGCAACTTGTCTTGATAAATCACCATACATAACCGGGACTGTTTTGATTGTACCGTCGCCGTACTTAACAGGAAAATTACTCATTAGGCGCATTAATTGCGTTACGTAACGTCTTATCTGTCCATCATAAAAAAATTGCATTAATTATCCGCCTTTGGTCTAAGTGCTTTAGATAAGCTCTGTCTTTCCTCAACTGCTTCGCCGCCGATCTGACTTTGCTTTGTGTTGTTAATAAATCCTGCTTTTTGTGTTTGTCTGTTGTTGTTATTTGTTAGTGTCTCACGTAAATTGTCTTCTACCTTGAGCCAGCGTGATCCGTCATATCTGAATAATCTATTAGGTAAAAAGTCAGTACGTAAAAAGTAATCACCAATTTCGTTTGTTGTAGGAAACTGTATACCATTACCAAATACATTACCTACTGGCGGCTCTCCGTCACCGTAGTTGACAAGATAACCACTGTATCCTTCTCTACCTTCGACACTGTTTATAATTTCGCTAGTGAGGTTTTCTCCATCAATTTCTTCTAGGGCAACTGTTCCGTCTTCTTTGCGTTCAACGGTATAGAAATGACTAGTTTCATATCCAGACAATGGTGCATCGACCTCTGCTTGTGCAATCACAGCATTATTAATTTGCATTTCTTTATCGTAGGTACTAAGTACATCACGTAATGTAGTATCTGATTCTTCATCTGCTGGTAAGTCTAAAATATCTTTATATTCTTGGCCATCGTAAATTTGTTTTAGTTTTAATCTGTATAAATGCGGATACCACGTGTGACTAAATCCTTCACTTGCACGACTTACATCTTCAATAACATAAAAACGTTTTAGAGCAACTGATGCATCATTTAGTGCATGTTCATCTTTGAGATGCGGTAATTCAACTACATCGCCTGCTAACGGCTTACGTCCGATAGTCTTTACAATGCTATTAATATGTACAGTCATAAACAGTGTATCGTTTGATAAAAACAATCCAAACTGACTTAGATCAAAGTCTATATCTTGTACATTATAGATAGCTCTATGCGTATATACATCTACATCATATTTTCTATCTCTATTTTCTAAAAATAGTAAGTCCTGTATGTTAGTAGGATTTAATGCATCGTACTGTGGTTGTACAGCATCAGCTTCACCTTCTGGTAAATTACCAGATCCTAAGTATTTGTGGATGTGTATATCAGTGCCACCTACAGTAAACATTTCCGCGATTTGTTTGTCGAGGAAATGAAAATCATTTGTTTTTTCGGGTTTATATAAAGACAGTCTTGGCATATACATATTTATCCGTAGGATAAATACTATTGGAGAACTGAAATGTCTAATTTATCAACACAAAAACAAGAAGTCTTTGACTATGTAGCTGCTTTCTTAGGAGGTGGTATGGTTGACGTAGAGCTCGATCCTATACACTACGAAACAGCACTTACAAAGGCATTGACAAGATTTAGACAGCGTTCAGATAATTCTGTTGAAGAATCATATATGTTTATGCCTACAATTGTAGATCAAAACGTTTATACACTACCACAAGAAGTTATTGAAGTAAGACAGATATTTCGTAGAACTGTAGGTGCTAGAACACAAGGCGGCACTGGTGGATCACTATACGAACCGTTTAATTTAGCATATACAAATGCGTACTTGTTATCAGCAAGTAAAATGGGAGGACTAGCAACGTATGATATGTTTAGTCAGTACCAAGAATTAGTAGGTAGAATGTTTGGATCACATATTGAATTTAAATGGAATACAGCAACAAAGAAATTAACTATTCTACAAAGACCACATGCTGAAGAAAACTTAATGTTATTTTGTTATAATTATAGACCAGACGAAGAATTATTAAACGACTATCTTACAAAACAGTGGATTAAAGATTATACTTTAGCTAATTGTAAATATATCTTAGGCGAAGCACGTTCAAAGTTTGCTACTATTGCTGGACCACAAGGTGGTTCTACCTTAAACGGAGATACGCTTAAAGCAGAAGCGCAAAGTGAAATGGATAAGTTAGAGCAAGAAGTTTCGCAACAAGTAGCAGGCGGCGCTGGCTACAGCTTTGTAATTGGTTAAAGATCGTTGTCATGCACGTATAACTGAATAAGTGCATAGTGCAAAATTTTCATCAAATCTTTTCTTGCATCCTCTTGAGAACCTTTTTTACCATAGCGGTTTGCATACTTATCAACATTGCCCATACAAAAACCAGTACCGTGTCCTCTATCGATAATTACTTCGGTTGATTGGAATTTATTTGTAGAATAATGACCATCGTAAGTTGCGTCTATGTAATTAGCAAACTCTTCTATATATTTGTTCTCGTTAAATTTATAATCTATAGTCATTATTAATCCTTGTATACTGCTTGTAAGTTCATTTTAAGTTCCTCCAAACTATCTTCGTTTGCTTGATATCGAATACCTATACCACCGCATTTATTCCAATGATCGATATTAGAAGGTTTGTCGTCAACAAGTATATTAGGAGAACCATCTATTCTTCCTACAGCATATTTTTGTTTTTGCCTTGTAAAAATACAATTGCTAACTTTAGGCATAAATCCGTGCCTCTCTAACCATATTCTTTTCCAGTAAGCACTATTATGTTCGTCACCTGTAAGAGGACTAGAGCAAATACCAAAGTTGTTTTTAGCAAGATTTTTACAAAAAAGTACTAATTCATTTGAGGTTGGATACAATTCTAAGGTATTAAAAAAATCTGTGTATTTTAAATTAAAGATAGACTCTTCTTTATCTGGTAAATTCTTCCAATGTTCTACACCGTATTTTTTTTCTAAACCTCCAAAAAAGTCTGCAATTACCCCGTCCATGTCAAGATATAACATCATAATTTTACGCCTCTATTATTACTATAACTAATAATAACATCTTTTAGTATTTTGTCAACCTAAAAATCTGGAGTAAGGTCTCCTTGTCGCCATGTATACCCTTCCTTCTGGATAATGCGTTGGCAATTAGCACATACAGTTTTTAAGTTACTAGGTCGACAATTCTGTAAGTCTCCGTCAATATGATATACATTGAATTGTTCGTGATGCGCAGATTTAAATCTACA